TCCGACGACGCGCAGCAAGCCACCCCCGAGTGCGTAGGTGAGCGCCCGTCGAAAACGCGTGGACAACGTGCACTTGATGTGATGTTGCGGAAGTCCCGTGATGTGTTGCTCGACATCGACCGTCGCAGCACGACGAAGTAACCCACTCAACCTAAATCCGAAGAACCCGAACACCCATTGGTGTGCAGGGGTTATTTGGCGTACCCGGAGAGGAGTCGCGATGAGCGACGACAAGAAGGAAGAGACTCGCAGCGGCCCGTCTCTCACTCACTCGCAGTCGGTGAACCGGCTGCAAGAAATCAACGCCGAGCTGGAACGTCTGGCGGAGCTGAACACCCTCACCCCCGAGGATGAAGCCTACTTTGAAGAGCTGCGTGACGAGTTCTTCGAGGTCGACGAGTACCGAAAGCGGCTGGAGCGTGCTGCGGAGCTGGCGAAGGTTCGTTCCGCTCACGGGCAGATCGGCCAGCCGGCCTCGTCGCGGCTGCGGATCGTTCCCGGTTCCCCGCAGGGGTCGCGCGCGGATTATGACCGTGACGCGATCCTCGAACCGGATTCGGTGGAGGATTGCCGGTTCCGTGATCCGTGGAACTTGTCGGAGGTTCGTACCTTCGGCCGTGACTCCGGTGAAGTCGCTGGGGAACTGCGTGCCCGTGCCTTGAGTGCCATCGAGAAGATGCAGGGCGCCAACGACAAGGTGCGTGCTGCGGCGACGGACATCGTGGAACGCTACGACACCACCGATGGGCGTCTGGCCCGTCAGGTGCTGCTCACGTCGAGCCCTGCGTATCTGCGGGCGTGGTCGAAGCATGCTCGCGGTCAGGCGAATTCGCTGTCGCAGGATGAGATGCGCGCATGGAATGAGGTCGAACAGTTCCGCGCAATGTCGCTGACGGATTCGGCTGGCGGCTATCTGGTGCCTTTCCAACTTGATCCGACGGTGATCATCACCAGCTCGGGTAGCCGCAACGACATCCGCATGGTGGCCCGTCAGGTGGTCGCTACCGGTGACACCTGGAACGGTGTGTCGTCGGGTGCGGTGTCGTGGTCGTGGGATGCCGAAGCCGCCCAGGTGTCGGATGACACAACGACGTTCGCGCAGCCGTCGATCCCGGTGTACAAGGCGTCGGGTTTCGTGCCGATCAGCCTGGAGGCGTTGCAGGACGAGGCGAACGTCACCCAGGAGGTTGGGCGTCTGCTGGCGTTCGGCAAGGACGAGCTGGAGGCGACTGCGTTCGCCACCGGTTCGGGTACGGGTCAGCCGACCGGCATCGTGACCGCTTTGGCGGCGTCTGCCGGTGGCGCGTCGATTGTCACCGCGGCAGCGGATGACACTTTCGCCATCGGCGATGTGTACAAGGTTCACGGCGCCCTACCGGCCCGCTACCGCGCTAATGCGTCGTGGCTCGGAAACAACCTGATCTACCACTTGATCCGGCAGTTCGACACCGCTGGCGGTGCCGGGTTGTGGGAGCGGATCGGTGGAGATCGTCCCGCCCAACTGCTGGGTCGTCCGGTATATGAGGCCGAGGCAATGGACGGCACGATCACCACTTCTGGTGCGGTCGCCAACTATGCGCTCATCATTGGAGATTTCTCCAACTATGTGATCGCGGACCGGATCGGGCTGACCGTCGAGTTCATTCCGCAGTTGTTCTCGACGAGCAACAACCGTCCGACCGGGCAGCGTGGCTGGTTCGCGCATTACCGCTGCGGAGCGGACAGCGTGTCGGACAACGCCTTCCGCGTCCTGAATGTGGCGAGCGCGTCCTAAGTGGTTAACCCCGCAGCGGGTGGCCCGGCCGTCTCGGTCGCGCTACCCGCTGCACGGGGAATCCCTCCAATCCATCACAAGTAAGGAACGCCGAAAATGGCTGAGATTTTGCGCGTCCGTGAGGCGTTCGCCTACGACGTTGGTGGTGCGACCGTGGTCGCTTCCCCGGGGAAGCTGTTCCTCGACTCCGATCCCGCCGTGAAGGGCCGGGAACGGTTCTTCGAGCCGGCTGTCGCTGTCATCGACCGGGAGTCGTCGCGTACCGCTCACAAGTTCACTGAAACCGCTTCGGCTGCACCGGGTGAGGAGCGCGCGCTGACGTCGCCGCGCCGCCGGGCCAAGGCTGTTGCTTCGACTGAGTCTGAAAGCGAGTAGCGCTCATGGCGACTATCACTTTGCATGGTAATAGCGTGTCGGCGAAGGCTCTCGCGATTGGCACGATTTCCACGGACACGGCGACGAATGGCACCGCCGTGGACACAGCGTTGTACAGCAATAATTTTCGTGATGTGAAGTTCGTTGTTTTGAGCGGCGCTATCACGGATGGCTCGTATGCGGTCACCGTGGAGGAGTCGGATTCTTCCGGCTCCGGGTATGGGGCGGTCGCTACCGAACGGGTGTTGGGGTCGCTGCCGACATTCACTGGCTCTGATGACAATGTGGTCAAGGAGTTCGGTGTGCGTCCCACGAAACGCTATGTGCGGATCGTGGTTACATCGACCTCGACATCGTCGGGTGGTGTGTTGTCTGCGGTTGCGGTGATGGGCAACGGATCTAATCTTCCGCCCGCGAGGTCGTAGTGCGCACCCTGCACAACGCTGTGTTGCCGGTGATTGCGCTGGAGCAGAATCCGTACAACTACAACGACACGTTCGTCGGTGAGGTTGTCGATTTGAACTTGTACGACAGTCTGACTTACAGCGTCTCGGCGTTTCTGACCAACTGATGGCCGAGCTTGACGCCTCCGATGTTGAGTCGTTCACTAACGGCAGGTTGTCGGATGACGATGCGACGGCCCGGTTGTTGGCGTCTGCGTTGGCTGCCGCGCGCCGGTATTGCGGTTGGCATGTCAGCCCGGTCCGTGAAGGCGATGAGATCGAGGTTGACGGCCCTGGTGGTCGCGTCTTGTCGTTGCCGACGTTGAATCTTGTTGAAGTGAGCGAACTGTCGGAAGTCGGCGTCAGCGTTGATGTCGGCAGTTTGGATGTTTCGCGCCGCAAGGGCAACGTGGTGAAGCAATCCGGTGCGTGTTGGACATCACGGTATGCGGGCATCGCGGCGACGATCACTCACGGGTTCACCGAAGATGAAGCCGCCGATTTCCGCGAGGGCGTGTTGCGGCTGGTCGACATGATGGCCCGTGAAGGCGCCCGGGATTCACCGGATCTCGTGGTGAAGAAGATCGACGACGTTCAATACCAGTGGTCCGACCGGCTGATTGACACGGACACTCGATTGTCGACGTTGTTCGCGCCGTTCAGGATTCTTCCGTCGCCGTGATGGCTTCGTTTGGTGGGCAGACGGTTTCGTTTGTGTCGGTGTCCTACACGGGTGAGCGCGGCTATCTCGGGGCGAAGGCGACGACTCGGAGCGAGACGGTGGTTGCCGGGTGTCATTTCCGCCCCGCGGCGACAACCGAGGTTGACGGTCAGAAGAATGTTGCGACCGAAATCTGGAAATGCACAGCCCCGCCCGTTGATGCCGTGCTGAATGCGCAGCCAGGGGACGAACTTTCGGTAGGTGGTGTGACGTTTCACATCGACGGCACGGTGCAGCCGAAGTATGACCTCGCTGGTGCGGTGTCGCACGTGACGATCATGTGCAAACGGCAAAGAGGCTGAGCGGTGGCCTCAGATGCGTTCAGTCGATTCGGCATCGACCGCGACGAGCTGGAGAAGCTGATCCGCGCCCAGGCCGAAGTTGATGACGGCATCAATCAATTCATGGAAGAAGAAGTGGTTCCCTATTGGCGGTCGGTGTCCCCGCAAGGAGATCCCGAATACAAGGCGTCGGTGCGGGTCACGAAGAAATCCAAGCGCGGCAAGGGCCGTGTGGGATCAACCTTGTGGCGGGCGCACTGGGTGGAGTTCGGGACGAAAGCCGACTCGAAGGGCAAAGACCCGCGCAGGGTGTTGACGAAACAGGGCTGGAAGGTGTTGAGCCGCAACACGCCAACTGATGCCTACGCGCCGGGGGAGAAGACGGCGCAGCATTTCGGTGGGTCGATGGGCAAGGGCGGGATCGAGTTCGACGGCGACGACAAGGGCGACGACAAGTGACGTTGCTGCCCGACGAAGCGCCCGACGAAGAGGACTTCGTCGCCTGCTGGTTGCAACCAGTGATGCCAGCCGGTACCGAACATGAACTGTCCGACGGGTTCCCATTCGCCGTCATCCAATATTTGACCGGGGCGGACAGCGTCGACGGCGGGACCGCGGATGGAGTCGTGCAGGTCGACTTTCTCGATGAGGCCCGCGACGGTTTGAGCGCGGCGCAGGCCGCGAAACTGTCTGCCCGAGAGGGCCATCGGCGGATGCTGCTCATGGCAGCCACCAACAGCAACGTGTTGTTGTCGGACGCCCGGTGGGCGAACTGTGACTACCTCGACAACACGATGAAGCCCACACGCATGGACTACCCCAACGAGCGGGTGGTCCGGTACACGGCCAGATACGCGATTGGCCTCTCATTCGTGCCCGCCACCGACTAGCTCGCTAGGCGGGCGCAAGCCCAACCGAAACCCCTTTTATCCCGGCCGGATTCGACCGTTTCCGGGTTTCTTCACCAACCCCGAAATAAGGAGAAACGTCAGATGACGCTACCCGCAACCGGCACAACCTGGGACGGCGCCGGATTCAACGACAACGATTCCCGGTTTCTGGAGCGGGGCAAGCTCCGCGCCGCGCTGATCCGTGACGCGCGCGGAGCCGACACCGACATCTCCCCGCATGATTCGTCGGGTGAAGTGGCGTGGTCGCCGTTCGCGCAGGACGGCAAGTGGCGCGGCGACCTGCTGGCGTTCAAACGCGCCAACGGAATCTGGATCGAGAACCCCGACGAAAACGAGGGGTTCCACATGATCGGCGCGTTCAAGGACGGCGACGGCCCAGTGTCGAAGCCGAACCTGAAGAACGACGACTTCATGATTCTGCAAAGCAATTTTCCGTTCGACAGCGATCTGACCGAAGAGGGCGAACCGTTCTCCTTCACCGCCGTGGAGACTGCGAAGCCAGTGATCCGACGGCTGCGGAACAACCTGCGCCTCAACGACCCCGACACGGGTGCCGTGCTGGTCGAAGCCCCAGGTTTGGCCGATGCCGGTTGGGGTCGCACCATTTCCGGGGAGAACCCGGAACGTCAGGTGCTGTTGGTGTCGGAGTTCCGCAAGAACGGCCTGCCGGTGTACACGGTCGACGGGTATTCGCTGTGCCGGCTGACCGACATCGGCAACTCCAAAAAGGACAAGAAGGATTCCGAGGCCGCCGAACTCACCTATCAGCCGCTGCCCGACGGGTACTTCATGGCAATGCAGGACGGCGACTACCAGCCGATCCTGCGGTGGACGTGGGTCGGTGGCACAGGCTGGGCGGCGCTGTTCAATTCGCCTGTCCAGCAATACATCGTCGATCTGGGTTCGCCGTCTGCTGGCACGTTCACCCTCACTTACGGCGGGTTGACGACGGCGACCATCGCCTACGGTGCAGCGAATTCGGCGGTCAAGTCCGCGCTCGTCGCACTCGACGACGGGTTCGGTTCCTCGGATTGGACCGTGTCCGGTTCGTCGGGCGGCCCCTACACCGTCACCGTTCCCGGGTTGACCGCCCTCACCGGCAGTGGCGCTGGTTTGACCGACGGCGACTTCTCCATCACCCCGGTCACCGAGTAAGCCCTTCGCGGGGTGGATGTTTCCAGGTTGGGCTGGCATCCACCCCGCGAAGCTCTCGAAACATGATGCAGCCCAACCTGATCCGAGAAAGCCCAACCATGAGTAAATCTGACGACATCCCCGATCTTGACGACGCCATCGAACAGTTGGCGGAATTCTTCGGGTTCAACGCCCACTACGACTTCAAAGTCAAGGGTGAAACATTCCGCATCACCTATCGGCAGTTCCTGACTGCCGATGTTGAGCGGAAGTTGCAGCAGGTCGACAAAGACCTTGAGGACTGCGACCGCGCCGAAGTGATGCTGGCGAACGGCAAAAAGGTTGAGGGGTTGCGGTATCAAACCCCGCTGCGCCGCGGCGGCGAGCTGCTCGCCGATTCCAAAGATGCTTTGCGGCTCATCGCCATCTGGGGTGAGGAGAAGTACCGCAAGTTCGAGGCTGCGGGCGGGCCGCCGGAAATGCTGACCACAGTGTGGGCGAAGCAGGAATCCGAATACGAAAAGTGGCGCAAGACCGGATCCAAAAGCGCCGATAGCGATTGAGCTGTGGAAGCGTTACGCCTCCCAGATTGAGGACTACCTCGATAGTCGCGGCCACAATATAGCCGACTGGCATCAGGCCACCTGCGATGAGCATGGGCGGTTGAAGATGTCCAGCCGGAAACTGTTGGTGCTGCTGCATCATTCGCCGGATGAGTCCCCGTTTCGTACTGACGCGGAGCGTGGTGGTCGGCAGACCCGAGCGCAGCGTGTCGCTGAAGAACGGTTCAACGAGGCGCTACGGCTGAGGTCTGTGTATGAGGCGGTGTCGTCCCGAGGCGAGGTGCGGTGGGATCCGTCCGATTACTTCTGGCTCGACCCGATAGACCAGCGGGAGCGCGACCAGGCCAGGGCCGCCGAGCAGGCCGAAGCTGAACTGGCCCAAGAAGATTTCTACGCCGACCTCGGCTTAACATAGAAAAAGGGGGTGATCCGTTATGCCGATCAGACTTCCGGTTGAAGCTACAGCCGATGATCGTGCGTTTCAGCGGATCGCGTCTCGGTATGAGAAGTGGGGTGCCGAGACTGGGAAGAAGATCGGCGCGGAGTTCTCCAAGGGTATGGGTAATGCGTTGGAGGCGGATTCGAAGCAGGCCGACAAGTTCGATCGGGCGTATTCGAAGGTTGCGGACACGATGGGCAAGGTTCGTGTCGAGGAAGCCAAGCTGCAAGATCTGCGTAGTAAGGGCGCTTCGGATACTCGAATCATCGCCCAGGCTGAAGCTTTGGAACGCGCCCGACGGGCTGAGGCTCGGGCGACCCGCGAGGCTGCTGCCGCATTCCAGGAGTACGAGCAGGCTGCGGAATCGGCGGGCAGGAATGGCGGGCAGTCGTTCCTGGATGGGTTGCGGGATGGAATTCTCGGAGCGCGTGCGGCGGGTGGCGACGCGGGTGGCGGGTTCGCGGGTGCGTTCGCGAGCGCCAGTGCGCTGAAAGAACTTGGTAGTGGGGTTCTCAAGGCGGGTGGCTGGATTACCGCCGGGGTGGCGGCGGGCAAGCTGTTCGCCGGGGCGGTCGCTGACGGTATGGCGACGATTCAGATGCAGGACCTGTTCCAGGCTCGTATGGGTTTGGATGAGGCGTCGATGGCGCAGTATGCGCAAGCCGCAGGGAAGGCGTACGCGGGTAACTTCGGCCAGTCGGTTGAAGACAATCTCGAAACCGCCAAGGCCGCACTGCAATCCGGGCTGATTGATACCAATGCGACTGGCGGCGAGGTTCAGGCGGTCATTGAGCAGCTTCAAGGGCTCAACACTGTCACTGATGCCAGTGCGCAGGAGTTGTCGCTGTCGATGACGACCCTGATGCGAACAGGTCTGGCGGGCAGCGTATCTGAGGCGTCCGACATTATTGTCGCTGGTTTCCAGAATGGCCTGGATGTGTCGGGCGACTGGCTCGACACCATCAATGAATACTCCACTCAGTTCCGCAAGCTGGGCTTGACCGCACCTCAGGTGCTCACTCTGTTGAAGCAGGGTTTCGAGGGTGGCGCTCGGGACACCGACAAGGTTGCGGACTCTATGAAGGAGTTCAGTATCCGCGCCGTCGATGGGTCGAAGGCCACTCGCGAGGGGTTTGAGGCGCTCGGCTTCTCGGCGGACGACATGGCGGGCAGGGTTGCGGCAGGCGGGGATTCGGCGCAGGTCGCGTTCAGTGCCGTGCTGGAGGCCCTGCGAAAAGTTGATGACCCGATGCAGCAGCAGCTGATTTGGCAGCGCCTGTTCGGCACGCAGTGGGAAGACTTGGGTAAGGCTATCAACAAGCTGGACCTTGATCCGGCGAAGAGTGAGTTTGGCGACCTGCAAGGTGTCGCGGACCGGTCAACCAAGACTGCGTCCGACAACTTCGCCTCTGATTGGGAGTCGGCTGCCCGCACGGTCAAGCAGCGTTTGTCTGAGGTGAAGACAGACCTTGCGAACTGGGTCACCGACATCCCATGGATTCGGGATTTACCTGGGTTTGTTCGGGATGCGCTGGCGCCGTCTGGGTTTGGCCCGCCTGCTGGGGTGACTCCGCCATCGAATGACCCGACCAAGACTGGTAATGCGATTCTGTCGCCGGACTTTCGGGACACCCCAGACCCTGGGGCGAATGGTCCCGCACCGTCGGGAGGGCCTCTTGACCGTTCGGGGCCGATGGGCGCGTTCTATGACACGATTTTTGGTCCTGCTGGTGCACCGCCTGCGCCAGGTCAGGGTGGCCCGCAGCAGGGCACCCCGACCCCAATTCTGACGGATGCTGAGGCCTCGGAGGCGGCACCTGCCGCGAAGCCGAATATCCCGTTGTCGCAGTACAGCTTGGATGCGATTCCGTTCGGCCAGTTCCAGGGCGAGACGGGCATCAAGTTGCCAGGCCGCAAGATTGAGCAGCCCCACGCGGGTCCTGGCTATTACGAGGTGGACCCGCAGGCTCAGTTTGATGCTGAGACGCAGCAGATGTCGGCGCGTCAACGGTTGGAGGAAGCGCGGCGCCACGTGCTGGACACCGCTGCTGACAATGACCACACCGAGGCGCAGATGCAGGACGCCCGGAACAGTTTGTTGCAGGCGCAGCGGGCGTGGGTGAAGTCGCAGCAGGACGTGTTGGATGCGCAGCAGGGCACATGGAAGAACATGCAGAAGTCGTCGAAGGATTTCGCCGACGGTATGGATGACATCTCGGCTCAGTTGGATGAGGACTTCGGTATCTCCAAGGGCTTGCCGGGCATCGCGGAGAACGTCGTCAAGTTCCTCGGCTCGCTAGCGTTCGTCCCTGTTGTGGGTGCGATGAAAGGCGTTCAAGCGGGACTTGGTTTCCCTGACGGTTCTGCGGGTTCGGGTGTTGCGGGGATGATTGGCAGCGCGCTCGGGTTGGCGAAGCCGCAGGACCAGACGAGCGGGCAAGCCATCAAGAGCAGCAGCAGCTCGACACCCGTTACTGCGCCCTCGTTTGCGGCGCAGCCTGGCGAGTCGGCGCGGGACTTCGCGCACCGGGCGATGATGCCGTTCTGGCAGAGCCAAGGGCTTGAGGTCGGCGACCACGGCGCAGACCAGCACGGCGAGCATCAGAATGGCGCGCTCGACATCATGGTGCCCAGCATTGAGGCCGGAAACGCTGTCCTACAGCAGGTGTTGTCCGACCCGAACGTGTACGGCGCGATCTTCAACAACCAAACCTACGGCTATGGGAACGGCCCGACTCCGCAGGATTACAGCGCAGGCCACACGGGAGATCCGAACCAGGACCACACGAACCATGTGCACGCTTGGTACAAGCCTGGCGACCCGAACAACATCAACCCGAACGGTGCACCCGTCGGGATGGGTCCGAGCGCTGGCATCAATAGTTCTGGTGCGACACCGGTTTTCGTGGTCAACATGCCGGGTAGTGGCCTGGGTGGACCGACGGCTGGCGCTGGCGGGCCTGGGAAATCTGATGTACCTGCCAGTGGGGGCAGCTTATGGGATCAGGTGGCTCAGGCCGAGTCGGCAGGGAATTGGCAGGACAACAATTCCGGCGGTCACACAACGAGTTCTGGTGCGCCGCGCGGTGGCTTGCAAATCACGGATGGAACCTGGGCGGCGTATGGGGGTAATGAGTTCGCGCCGACCGCCAACCTGGCCACCAAGGAGCAGCAGCAGGCGATTGCTAATCGGATTGCGTTCGGCGGCCACGGCGGGACTGCGCCGCAGGGACTTGGGGCGTGGCAGTCGATCACTGACGGCAAGGTTCCTGGCGTAACGACCGCGACACCAGCGAGCGCATTCGGTGTGGGTGGCGGGCCTGCTATTGCTCCTGCGCCGGGGATTATCTCGGCTGCACCGCCGCTGCCGGGCGCGACTCCGAGCATGGGCCCGGCTGCGGGCTCGCCTGGTCAGGGCTATCCGTTGCCGTGGAATTTGGGTGTCGGGCCTGGCGCTGGTTCGCCTGGTGCTGGTTCGCCGGGTGGTTTAGGCACTTTCACTGGTGCGTCGTCGGTGCAGGGTGGCCGCGAGATGGGTGCTGGGACGCCAGCTTCGGGTGGTTTGGGTTTGGGTGGCGGGCTGATTGGTTTAGCTGGCTCTCTTGGTTCGTCTGCTGCTGGTGCTGCGGGTATGGCGACGATGGGGATGGATGGCGGCGCTGGCGGGGCTGTCGCTTCGGCGGCGATGCAGATCGGCAT